TATAGGTGCCTTCTTCAGGAGCATGCGAATACTTGCATTCGGGAAATACTGTAGGTGAACTTTTGTTGGGCGATTGTATGTAAGCCACTCCACTCCATAAAGCAGGATAGTGGCTGTGTTTTATAGCACGGTCTGTTTTTGTGTAATGTGCCCCCCAACATTCTGTGACAGTGATGTTGTGAGCAGTCCTATATGCTTTTCTTTGATAAGTCTCAACGTGACATTTAACATGTTCTGCAATTTTTTTAAAATATAAATTATTTTCATGCATGTGCCAAGCAGTCATTTTACATTTTAAATTTGTTTTGTGTTTTTGAACATCAGAAGACGAATCTATTGTCTCAATTAAATATTTCTTAATATTATTGAAATCAGGAATCTTTCCTTTGAGTATTTTTATTTTACTAACAAAGGGCAAAGATATTGTCATTTAACTTACATTAAATGCAAAAATATATCTGTTATCACTGCCATTTTCAACACTATGTTTTAACCATCCAGGAAACACTACATACGTGCCTTCATCTGCAGAATGGCGATAGTCACAATCTGGAAAGTAAGTTGGACTAGCCGTACCTTCCGATTTAACATAAATTATTCCACTCCATAACGCTGGATAATGATCATGTGCCAATGCATGATTACTATTTTTGTAATGAGCAGCCCAGAATTGATCTATAGTTAATTTGTGTCGATGTTTATAATTATTGGGTTGGAACAGATAAAGTTCATTAATGACGTGACTACATATACTAGAAATAATAGGATAATCTTCATGTAGTTTCCACCATGTCATTTTTCCTTTGACTGGTGTTCGATTCTCTTGGATATCTGGTAGACTATCAATGAGTGTTACTAAGTCTTGTTGACTAGATTTAAAATCAGGTATTTTGCCTGTTAAAAATTTTATCTCACCTTTAAATGGAATTGATAGACTCATCTAAACATTATTTCTCTAATTTTTTTAGTCTACGCTCTAGTTCGTCTATCTTTTTAGTAACATATGGATATTTCTTTCGCCAAGCATCTTCAGGCTGTTGCAGCCAGGTCCATCCCCAGCGTTCAACAAGGTAATCTATGGCTGTGTCAAATTTTGCGTAAAGCCAAAGTCCTATGCGTGTTGATTTGAAATAAGTGGAAAAAGCTAATCCAAACAACGAACCAATCAATGCTGTGTATATCCACAAACGATCGGCAGCCATTCTTTCTATCATTTCCCACATGATATGTTTACTTATCTGCTATGGTTTTTTCTGCTTCGTAGTATTCGCGATATTGATCAAGTGTTAATTTTTGTTTAATCATGTATGCACGGATCTGTGCAAAATTTACGGCCAGTGTTTCATAGTCATCATCGGTCAGTCCGAACAACACAGGATCAATGTTTTGTTCTTTTAGTTTGGCAAACACTTCGTCTGCATTTTCAGATGTAATTATAATCCAGTTAAGATCTTGTATTCTTGGTGTTTCTGGATCTGGTAGATCAAGTTTTGTTCTAGGAACTTCAGTTTTGAAAACTTCCAATTGCTTGACTGAACCTTCCTCTATGTCACGTTTTTTGCCTGATGCGTTTGTTTTGTTGAACTTGTCGTCTAAATTTTGTAGTTCTTTTTGTAGAATATCACGAGTAACTTGTAGTTTCTCGTTGGCAGCCATGATGGTTTCAAAGTCTGCTTTTTGTTGTTCAATCAGTTCCTGTTGTGATGCAACAGCTTCCTCTAGTTTAATTTGATTGGCTTTTAGTATGGCATTGTCTGATCTAAGTTTCATTACATAAAGTCCTGCTCCTGCCAGTGAACTGACCAAGATGCCAACCATCACAAGTTTAAAAGTTCCGAACATATTATATCATTGATAGAGCCATTTCGGTAGTTTCAGTGACTCGTCTTGTCCATCCTCGGCCGAATGTATCAAATGTTGATAGGCTCTCGTAATACTTTTGTCTTTCTGCTTGATAATTTTCAATTGTTTCTTTGACGCCATGTTTAGACACATATGCATCCAGTGTTTTTAAGGTGTTTGGGCCTATTCCACCATCGGCCACTGTACCAATCAATGTTTGCAGATACTTGGCAGCTCTGCCTGTGCCTGCGTTTACTCCAAAGTCAAACACACAAAGATCAAGTCCTGCAGGCAACTGATCGCCTTTGACTCTGTCCCAATAATTTTTTTTATAAATTGGTTCAACATCTTCTCTAGTAAGTTCTTTCATGTTTTTGGTTCCGCCAAAGTCTTCGTACACTCGTTTGGTTACACCAAGATTAGTTTCCCCACCAGGATCCTTTGGATGATTTACATATCCGCCTTCGTGATGCAAGATTGCTTCTAATGATTTGATCCAATTTTGTGATGCCATTATAACTCCTTTATTTTTGCGACTATTGATTTTGACCCTTTTGTAATTTTAAATAGGTCATCAACTTTAACTACAGAATATCCGCCACCTAACCAATGATTGAGATACGAAGATTGTTCGCTGGATTCTCTATCAATTTTGTAAGTGCCTTGGACATCATGGTCAAATGCTTCGACGACCATTTCGTGTTTAGTATAAGCTTTTTTTAGAATGATGTTTTTTCCATTTATCCTTTTATGGATTATTGGGGCAGATTCAAAAAATTTTGCTATATCTTCTTCAACTTTGTCGTCAGTAAGAAAAGTATATTGAGATGCAGAAGTAGGAATAATAGTTGTAAGATTTTGTTCGCTAAGTTTAAATTGTTTCTGATTTTTATAGAACGAAAATTTCCAAGGTAACATTCCAGTTACCTGCTCAATATCTCTTACAAGTTCCATTATATTTTTTGGCAGATCTATATTTCTTTCTATTTCAACGAACACATCATATCTATTATCTTCATTTTTAGCAGGAGAATTATCCGCATCCAACACAAATTTAGAGCCAGTTTCGATAAAATGAACTAGATCTTCAGCCACTGACTTGTTATCAGTTTGTAACTTTATTACCGATACATCTTCATCTTTGCCAAGTTTAGCTTGGAAATTATCAATAGTAATAACTTCACTGACATGACTTTGCATCTCTAAATTCTTTACTGATTTCATAGTTCTGCCGCGTCTTGTGGAGACTGATCAACTGCAATCCCTGTTACTGATTTTGTAATTTGTGCCTCTGCATTAAAGTCTTCAATAACTTGGTTGGGCAAAGTAATCTTTACTAACCATACAGGCACTTCATCTAATTTTGCTTTTTTAGTTCCTGGTCTATAATCCGAATATGATTCAATTCTTCTTGGCGTCATTTTAACATCACGTTTGTATTCTACCTTGCCACCAATATTAAGCAATCTTTTGCCAGCGTCTGGATCAGGCATTTTGTTTTGTTCCCACATAAATGTCATTGTAGTATCGTACTTGTTTACGTGTGGACCGTCTACAAGTTCACCTAGTGCCCAATTTTTATATGCATACATATTGACATCATCCATAACTTTTTCCATGTTTACCACTGTTTCAACAATGGCATCTGATGCATATATTTTTTTTATGTTGCGGATAATTTCTAATGTATCAATCATAATAAACTATTTATTGTCAACAAAGGTCCACATACTTTTTTTATTATAAGCATAGATATCATAAATTTGCACACTTTAAATATTTGCATATGCAATCGCATATTAAATTAACAATCGGAGTATATTATGAAACACAAAACTGTCTTATCTTTTGACGATCTTCGTGACGATTTTTCGCGTTTCGAAGTAAAACCAAGATCGCCTAATCAGCACAAATATTGGCAGATGCTTAAGGATGATAAAAGATCTATTGTTATTGCACATGGGCCAGCTGGATGTGGCAAAACACTACTTGCAACGCAAAACGGCATAGATCTTATGAAACTACAAAAGATTGAAAAGATAGTGATTACTAGACCTGTGGTTGGCGCAGATGAAGATATTGGATTCCTACCTGGAACACTACAACGAAAAATGGAGCCTTGGACAAGGCCTTTGATTGATATATTTCATAAAAACTACACAGTCAATCGTGTTGCAAAAATGATCAGAGAAGAACAAATTGAAATAGCACCATTGGCATTCATGCGTGGGAGAACTTTTGAAAATTCTTACATTATAGCAGATGAAATGCAAAACACCACAGTCAACCAATTCAAAATGTTGTTGACTAGAATTGGTGAAGGATCAAAACTTGTTGTTACTGGTGACTTAGACCAAACTGATCGAGGAAAAGATAATGGTATGGCACATTTTTTACATAAATTATGGCGTACCCATACTAGGTACATATGTAATGTTCAATTGTTTGGTGAGGATATTGTAAGACATTATGCTGTCACTGAAGCTTTGAAAATTTATGAAGAAGCTTGATTACGTATTCGTGACAACTTAATAAGTGTAGCAGATAAGTTTATTTCTGCTTCTGCAACAAACGAATGATCAACTATACCTTGTTTAATAACAAGTGTGGCTTCATCTTGTTGATCTTCTGTTTCACCAAATATCTCAATGTTGTCATACATCCAACGATAAATGTCTTCCATTTCTTCTGGACGTGCTTGTGAACACAACAGTTTTCTTGCCTCTGTTATTTTGCCTGCCTTGAACAAGTCCACCATTTCTATCCTATAATCTTGCTCACCTACATCAGCAACATTTGGCGCTTGTAGTTTTGCATCAGCACAGTTCATTTGTAATGTGTTAATGCATTTTCTTAGATCAGGATATGTTGCTTTGACATATGTGTCTAGTGTATCCAAATCAAACTGGATGCCTTCACCAACCAATATTTCTGCCGCCCTAGCAGTGAATTCAGTTTTGTCTATCTTTTCAATATGAAAGCCTTGACATCTTGAATGCAGTGCTGGAATAACTCTGTTTGGATAGTTGCAAGTTAATATGAATCTTGCAGATTGATGATACATTTCCATAACACCACGCAGTGCCGCTTGTCCGTTGGGAGAAATATAGTCTGCCTCATCTAACAGCACAACTTTGAATTCACCAAAAGGCATTGTCTGAACAAAGTTTGTTATCTTATCTCTGATCACATCTACAGAGTTTTCTCTTGAAGCATTTATTTCAAGTATATCTGTGCCTTCAACTTCTAACAAGTTCAACAGTATTTTTGCCAGTGTTGTTTTGCCTACACCCGGAGCGCCTGAAAATAACAAATGTGGAATAGACTTGGATGATACCCATTGTTCAACTTGTTTTTTTTGTGCATCATCACGGAACACATATCCTTGTAGTGTATTCGGCCTATGTTTTTCAACCCAAAGTGTATTCATACTATTAGTATAACAGTTTTAATAAAATTTGTCTATTGATTATTTGTAGGGAGCGGTGATTGTGTTAACATCAGGTTCTTCTTCGCTGATCAACAAAATATCATTTTCATCAACCATCCTGACATCAACATCAATATCGCCCTGGTCAAGCATTACTTGTCTTGTCCATCGGCCGTGTGCAATTAACACCCATTGACCAATCTCTACATCTTGCTGTTGTGGGCCAACAGCATATACTTTTGCCCATCTGGGTCTAGTGCCTGCGGCAGTGCCATCATCATCCGGAAGGATCACTCCGCTTTTAGTTTTTAACATACCAAAGTGCATGTTAGATACTAGCACTCTTTTTTTGAGTGGTTTTATTTTTCCCTGTACTCTAGTTGGCATTATTTTTCATCACGTTTTTTAACTATTTTTCCGCCTTTGCCTAGTTCGTCACCTCTTGCATTTGTTTTTGTATTTCCTACTGCAATTGATTTTTCATGTTTAGTTCGCATGGCTTCGAAGTCAACAGGCCTTCCTTGCATGGAAAAGTGTACTTTTTTTGATTGCATTTTTCTTGGCATAAATTCTCCTATCTCAAAAATTCCTTGTAGTCCAAACTGTATTTAACAGGGTCAATTTGATGCACATCTAATAAATGAAGTACAAGACTACTCACGGAAGATCCTCGTCCAACCCCTGTCACTATGTTGTGTGTTTTACATGTTTGCATTAGATAACACAAAAATTTTAACACATTAACCATTTTCCTTTTTTTAAATTGTTCTAGTTCTTCTATTAATCTATTTGTATAAGCACTTGATGTTAAATTTTTACTGACAAGCAATTCTGACAAAAACTTTTCTATATCCATTTTTTTATACTGTTCTGGCATATGCCATGTGTTTGCTTTACTTTCATGGAATGTGTCTGCACTTTCCTGTATAGGCTCCACAACATTTTTAGCCGGAACGTCAAAATAATTTGCAAACTGATTATATTTTTGTGTTTCCAAATTTGCAAAGTCACAATGATCTATGTTTTGTCCAGAGTACATCATGTCAAGTATTTCATTTACTGTGAACATTACTTGTCCATATTCGTTAGTGTTCATCTACCACCCTGTATAATTTTAAATTTATCATTATCATCAGTTATTGTAAAGCCAAGTCGTTCCCATGTCAAGTCCTCTTTGGTAAAGTTACTAAATCTTGGACTCTTATCTTTCCACCATGGATTATTAACAGTTGACGAATGCAATAAATCATTCTCGGGACTGCTGTCTGAAATAATGAATCTTAAGTTTTCGCCTTGCCAAGACTCAATTTCCAAAGTATCAACACGTAAGCAATCTCCTATCATTGCATTTAACTTTGTGAACAAACATATACCAACCACTTGATCAACTGGTTTTTCGAAAAAATCAATGGCTAACGTGTTGAATTTTTCGAATAATTGATATTGGTTATTGTTATCAATGAATAAAGAATTTTGTAATATTTTGTTGAAAACATACTTAATTTTTTCGAAAGCAATATGTTGTTGTTTGGAATCCTCGGCAATCGGAGTCATGTGGATCTCCACGTCAGTGTCATTAGGCCATAATTTGTTTTGAACGTAAAGTGTATTGGTGAATCTAGTTCGCCATATCAGACCATCATCTAACATTTATTAAATTATCAAACTCGGAACTTTCAGGGTCATTGTTTTTCTTATCTAATTTTCTTTGTTCTTGTTCCATTAAAAGCGTATTGTTTATTGCCAATAATTGATCGTATAGATTACGATTCATCATTCTAGCGGCTTGTTGTATTTTCATTGTAACATCTTTTAATTGGGATTCCAACTCCGAATCAGACAATCCTTTAGGATCTAAAGTAGGATGAAACATCTATTATGAGCTTGAAGGATATTCAAGTATGGTGCTTATAAACTTTGTTGTACCACCATCAACTGAGAAAACATCAAAAACAAACGTGCTTTTCCTATCAGGGAATGTTGTACTCATTGTTGAGGAATCCAAGTTGGATTCATTAAAACTTGCAACAGTCGGAAAGCTTACTCCTGTTAGAGTTACAGTGTGTGTTGATGTTCCTTTAGTAAGAAATACTCTCATAGATGCATGAGTGTTTGTTGAAGCATCATCTTCTTGTGGAAAGTTTGTAAATGTTAAAGTAACGTTATTTGAAGTGGTCAATGTTGTAACATTACCATCTTCGAAATCCAATGATACTGATCCACTTACTGAGCCTTTTGCTACGACTTTTTGTCCCCAATCTTTAAGAACTAGTTTGGACTGATCATGCCCATTAAAATCAGTATCAGCATTTGTAGTTGCTCTATTATCCTGCAAAGAAGTTATTTCTGTAGATGCAGTGCTAAGTTGTGTTTTAATTTGAGAAAAGTTATCTCTAAAACCTTGTGAATCGTTATCTTGTCCTGCTACTGGAAAAGTAGCATCTATATTTGTAGTGGTAATTGAACTTGCCATGTCGTACTATTTATTAAACACTTCTCACTAATTTAGGCTCTTTTGAAATATGTGTTATTCCGTCTGTGTTTGCACTCTTGCTGAACATTAATTGGAAACTTGGATTTATTTTTCGGTCAAAAGTAACTTCTTCCTGTGTGAATCTAGTGCCGTTGTTATCAAATGTAGTGTTACCATCAGTAGTGTCCACGCCGTCGAAAGTTGTGACAACCCTTTTTCCGAATGTAGTTGGTTGTAATTTAACATCGATTGTGGAGCCGTCAATTGGCGCTGTATCAAATACTATTTGCGAACTGTCAGGATCATTAACATCGGTGCTGTACAAAACAGTGTCAGTCGATATATGTGGTGTATCGGCGGTAATATCTCCTAGCATACTAAAGTCAGTCACTCCCAAGCCATCCACTGTAATAATAAGATGATTAGGTTTTGTTACCCTATATGGTGATGTAAAAATTGCAGTTGATCCGTCACCAGTGTATGTCAGTCTTGATAGGTCATTGAAAGTTGTTCCAAGATTATCATCAATTATTAATCGATCGATGTCTATGTCTAATTGTTTAGGATCATAATTGATTTCATTTTTCAATCTATATAACGCTTGGGCACCTGCTCCAGGTTGTAAATATTTTATTGGCAGAGCTAATCTGAATCCACGTACCACACTTTGTGGTGTTTGCATCCACAAAGGTAGATAATCAAAATTATTAACTGTCAATCCTGCTTTCAATTCTTCTTGGATATTAACTACATCGTTAGAATAGATTGTATCTTCCTCTGTGCCAGGTATATTAAGACCTGCATCTGCTCCTATTTCCAAAGTGTCTGTACGCAATTGGATTGTGATATTTTTTAATCCATGGGACTCTAATGTAAAGGAATCATTAGCTCCACTGTTTGGATCGATCAATTCACTGTATATTACTTCGTATATTGTGTTGCCAGCACGGTCTTTAGCCAGTGCAAGTTTATAATCTCCAACACGTAATTTAAAGTTATAGGAATTTTCCTTTAGTAAATTTTGTATATATGATAACAATTTTAAACTTATGCCAGACAGAAGAATAAAACTGGGAATTTTTGTATCGAAGTTTCCATCATATGGTCTGTACTGTGTTGCGTTAGTAAAAATTTTTGTGTTGTTAATTAAAGATTGGAATGATGCTAATGATGTGCTATCAGGCCTTGGCTTTGCAATTATGTTTCCTATCTTGTCACTGGTTTGTCTCACCACGTCAATAGAAAATGCCTGATCTGAGGTCACGTTTCCAAATTGTCCTGTTGCTGTTACTGTGAATACATAAGTTTTTTCGAAGGATGTTTTATCCGAATCAAATGTTGTATCTCCTTGATCCAGTTCAAAAATTCTTTCGCCACATGTGCCTGCTATGCCACCATCTGGAAATATTGCAAGTCCTGGCGGAAGTCTTCCTTCTTTGTATGCATAACTTAAAGTTACATTAGATACCGTGGTTGTTGCGCCAACTTTGAAAAGACTTACTTTCTTTGGAGAAATTGTTCCTAGATCTATTATCATTAAAGAACCAACTCCGCTGTGGTCTGTGTCCAAGTGACTGTGTTAAACGCTTGTCCTGTGATTCTAATGGTCATTTCCTGCGTAGTAAAGTCTACACCAAAAATTGTAGATGTTTTTGTTGCCTTCACTGTAAATGTGTAGTCAGTAAAAGTGTTTCTTGCAGTTGGAACCACACCAGAAAGTGTTCCAGTGTTGGAATCAATCGACATGCCTGGTGGTAATGTGCCGGAGTCAATGGCATATGTTATGGTAGTGTCTCCATCTTGGCCTAATGCTTCATCGGGGTCAATAACATTTAACTTAACAATTGCATAATCACCACTGGTTAATGTTGCAATGATGCCAGTCTGTGTAAAATACAATCCTCTTACGTCAGATACATCAGCTGTCAACTCGGTGTTGTCGGTTGTAAATGACGTTGAACTAGATTTAAATTTGCCAAGACCACGAACATCCAGTTGGAAAGTTCTATCAGCAAATGTTATCCCATCGGACACTCTGACTGTAAATTGATATAGTCTATCAATAGATCCACTACGGACAACCAAATCCCAAGCTCCAGTATCGAATGCAACACCATCCAGTCCTAGTTGTGTTGAGTCAAATGCTTCCTGAGGAATAGGACTCACCACTCCAGTAATCCTTCCTGTGTTACTCATCGTAACGCCATCAGGCAAACCTCCAGTGATGATGTCATAGTCTAAGGCAGTTGAGTCATCAGTGTCAATGTCAGATGCCTCTAACTGGATATCAACGTAGGTGCCATCAAAAATTATATCAAGTGTGCCGGCAGTAGTAACCCATGTTGGAGCATCAGATCCTTCAACGAATAAAGTAAAAGTTCGATCATTTACATTTGTACCATCGGAAGCACGTACAACAAATGTTTTTTCGGTTCTGAAACTTACTTCGTTGGGAAAGCCTATAATTTTTCCGGCACTAGTCAAATTAAGTCCACTTGGTAAAGAGCCAACTAGTAATGAAAAGGTTACAGTATCTCCATCTGAATCACTAGCTACAAGTTGTTTTTCATACTCCACACGTTCTTGGATAGTACCAAGCAAGCCAGAAGGAGTTTGCCACTGTGGAATCGACATTTTGTATATTTATTGGATACAGTGGATGTGGAAACACCCACTGTTGAATTAAAGATTACTGTGAATCGATGTTTGCGACTCCTAATGCCGCAACTGATGTGGCATCAAAAGCTTCATCGCCTACAGCAGCTCCACCCTGTGTGTTGTTGCCATCAGCAATAGACACCTTGAACTTGTCAGATCCTGATGAAGCGTCAGCACCAATACCGCCCACAACAACTGTTCTGTTGCATAATTTGGTCACTTGGTCAGTAGATGAATCCAGAGGATTGATACATGCAATTCTGAATTCGCCTTCACCTAATGCGCCGGCAGCTTTGTTTACTAGAGTAAGCACTTCTGTTACTGTTGATGAATCAGAAGGTTTTGTAGCAGAAACTTTAAACTTTCTTGTTGATCTTTGCGATACAATAAATGCACCTAAGCCTTCTTCAGCTCCTGCTTCTAGTTCTCCTGTTAGTCTGTAATTGGTCTTCCCATTTTATTCTCCTTTTGTTTCTGTCCAACGTGGGTTCTAGCCACTACGCGGAGGATGTTACCGCATAAGTCTCACTCGTTGTGTGAGCTCTATTAGACTGTGTATTTAAGCACACAGTCTATTAAATTTATACTAGTTTAGATTTTAGGTGCCGTCACCAAATCGATCTAAGTTCCAAGCTCCACCAGCAAACACACAAATTGCAAGTGTGCGTTTAGGTGTTGATGAATCGCCTGCTGTGTTTCCTATGAAAGGCTTCCATGCATATGTGGCCAGGACGTCTCCATCATCAGGATCTCTTACTTGACTTAAAGTAACAATTGTGTTTGCAATTGATCCAACCGCAGAGTCACCTCCAGCAATGGCCAAGTACATAACTTGTCCTTCAGATCCAGCGGCAAGGGTGTAGTCTTGTTCACCAGATGCTAGTAGATGCACTCCAGCAGTCAATGACAATGCTGTAGTTGATGTGGTGAGATCATTTTGTACCTGATTTTCAAAAAATTGTCCAGCAACTTTTCCACCCAACACAGTAAACGCCCCATTATTAACTTGCACAGGGTCTTGGAAATTAATAACTGAGGAGTCTTCAGTACCAATTTGATTGACAATTAGTGTTTCATTTACTTTTAGTATTTCATTGATTTCTAGTTCTGTTGAATCAGAAGATGAAATAGGTCCATTTATAACAACGCCACCTGTGCCTTGTGGTTGTAGCACAATGCTACCGTTGGTTGTGAGATTGTTAAGCACTACATCGTTGCTTGAATCTTTGATTTCGGCGTTTGTATTAAATTTAATTGCACCGCTACCAATTTTTGATAAGTTGGTTTGTACACCGTATGCCGCAGACAAAAATCCATTAAGGGCACTGCCTACTGTGATATTTGTGCATGTTATATCTTCTGTAATATCAACATCACCTTCAACAAATAATGCTTTACTAGAAGAGTCATTGTTCCTAATGTCCAAATTTCCTTGAATCAAAACAGAATCTGAAACAGTTAGTCTATCGCCATCAATTGCAGTAATTGTTTGTGTGTCGATGTTGGCAACAATGGTTGCTGTTGCAGTATCAGTAACAGCAGTTGTTACAGAATCATCGGAAGTGGATGTAACTGCTTTAAATTTGTCTTCACCTTCATTCCAATAAAAGAATGCAGAATCAAGTGCGGCTCCTCTGTTGATAAAAATACCAGCGTCAATGTCTCCGCCAGAGGAGTTTCTATTGAGTTCTAGTAAATTATCTTCAATTTGCATCACTGTTGCATTGATTTCAGTTGTTGTGCCTTTTACTTCTAAGTCATCATTGATAATAACTTTGCCTGTGCCATTTGTTTCAATTGTTAGATCGCCATTTGTTACTGTATTGGTAATTGTTGATCCTGAAAGTGTTATGTTAGATAGTGAAGCACCGCCTAGTTTGTCATATATTTCGTTGAAGTTGTCATTAATTTTATCAAAAGCCGTTCTTAATGGATCACCTGTGCCATCATTGGCCGCTGATCCTATGTTGATTGATTGTTGTGTCATTTATGTTGTCTCCTCTGGCTGTGTATTTAACAAATTTTTTTATAAACCGGAAGTAAATATAATAACATGTACATCAAGACTACCACGTCCATTAGATTACATCAAAGAAAATCCAAACTTGATAATATTCACAACTACAAAAGAAGGCACACTGTGTATCATTTTGCATGTGATGAATGTGGGCAACAGTTTATACGTGAGGCATCTAAAGTGCCACAACAGCGGGCTTCAAATGCATTTAATCATGTGTGTTCAGAATGTGATGTGCATCGTTTTGCACAAAAAACTGGAGTTAGAATGCGTAGGATATACAAAATTGATGCAAGTTCAACAAAGGTAAAACTTTAATTGCTGTAGATGTCTAAGTTCCAGGCACCGTTGCCAAATATACAAGTTGCAAGACTTCTTCTTGGTTCAACTGAATCACCAGCACCAAAAGGTGTTGTAAACAGTTTCCATGCATAGGTAGGCAACACATCGCCATCATCTGGATTTCTTACTTGTGATATAGTAACAGTGGTGTTTGCAACAGATCCAGCCACAGAATCTCCACCTGCAATAATAAAGTGCATGATTTGTCCTTCTGTGCCAGCGGCTAATGTGTAATTTTGTTCACCAGCTGCCAAAGAATGAACTGTTTTGGACAGTGATAAGGCAGTGGTGGATGTTGCCAAATCATCTTGTGGCGTAAACACTGTGGCTCCCGAAACGTCTATATTTCCTGTCACGCTTACTCCAGTGTGTATTACTCTAAATCTTTCTGATAAAGACGCTCCATCATGTGTTTTAAAAAACAATGTATTTGATGTGCCTGATGTGCCATCCATCATAAATTCTGCTCTTACATTGCCGCCTGATTGTTGGAAACTAATACCAGGTGTGTTTGCGTCTGCAGTTCTTTGTAGTGTTACTTTTGCCGCGGCAGTTTTTACGTGCAGGGAAGTATCGGGCGAACTTACTGATCCTATACCTACCTGTCCACCTGCTTTCAATAAAATGTCGCCTGTGCCATCGTTCTCTATTGTGATGTCTCCGTTTGTGCCATCTGCAATTTTAATGGTTCCTGAGTTTGTTCCACTGTTGGTGCTTAGTGTTAGATCACCTGTGCCCTGTGTTGTAATCTCTGCGTTAGTGTCTGCCGCTCCAACGATTACACCAGTCGCTGTGGTTTCAAAGGTTTTGGTGTTGTCGTGATAAAGTTCAACTGCTCCATCGGCAATGCCCTTAACCATAGTTTCTGTGCCAGTGTCCTTGGAAAGTATGACATTGTTGTCACTCTGTAGGAAAAGGTTTCCTGTGCCTGTTTCTCTTACAATTGAATGACTGCCATTATGAAATATTTTTAGATCGCCGCTGTCACCAAGTTGTATTTGGTCACTGTCACCCATAATTATATTTCCATCAACATTTAGATTTTCGTTGATATTAATTTGTGTCGAATCTGATGTAGAGATACTTGATTCTGAAAAAGTAATGTTGCCTGTAGATGCTATTCCGGTCAATGCTGACCCATCTCCACTGAAAGATGTTGCTGTAAGTGTGCCAGTAACTTCAACATTTTCTGCAATACGCACAAGTGTAGAACTATCCGCTTTTATAGTTCCAGTGAGTATCAAATTGTCATCAATAATAACGCCTGTTGAATCATCTGACTTTATAATATTTGTAACAAGATCACCATCAATAACAACATTGCCTGTTCCATTTGGTGATATTGTGATGTCTGTGTTTGTAAATGTAGAGCTAATTGTATTTCCGCTGATGTCAATTGCTTTGCCTGTTGAATCTTGACCAGCCAAATCATAAAGTTCATCAAAATTGTTGTTGACCTTTTCCATGGCGGCACGGAGTGTGTCACCAGTGCCTGTGTTTATTCCTGTGCCTACGTTGATTCTTTGTTTGGACATTGTGATTATTTATTTGCTTAAATATTATGATGAATGTTTATCTTTCACAGTTTTGTATAGATACTCCTGAAGGATCCGCTAG